CTTTTTGTCCCGTAGCACTTTTTGGGCAGGTTCCTTCCTTCCGCCATGGCCAAGCGAGCACCCAAAACCCCAGAGGCTGCAATGCCTTCCGTCGAATACATCGCGGAAGACTTGCGGCCGCTCGCGCTTCCGGTCGCCGATCTGGTCGAGGATCCGCGGAACGCGAACGAACATAACGACACGAGCGTCGACGCTATCGCGGCGAGTCTCCGGCGGTTCGGTCAACGAAAGCCGATCGTCGTTCAGATGCCGGACCGGATCGTGCGAGCCGGCAATGGAACCTTGCGAGCCGCCCGGAAGCTGGGATGGTCGCATGTGGCCGTCGTGCGCGTGACGGAAGACGACACGTCGGCCACAGGGTTCGCGATCGCCGACAACCGCACGGCTGAACTGTCGCACTGGAACAAGGAACAACTCGATCAACTGCTCACCGAGATTGATGGTCAGATTGGCGACATCGATCTGGAGTCCATGTTCGACAACTTGGCCGAAGAACTGGCGAAGGTGATCGTCGACGAGAAGCCATCGGCCGGGAGTGCGGACAAAGACACCACGCCGGGGTCGAGCGTGTCCGAATCGCCGATGCAGTACCGGATCCTGATCGAGTGCGGCGACGATGCCCAGCAGCGGGCGCTATTGGAGCGGTTCAAGACCGAAGGGCTGACATGTCGAGCGCTCATTGTGTGAACGAAGTGGCGATCGTCCGGTCGCCTCGTGTGATGCAACTGGAGGGGTTGTTCGATCTTCCGCCGACAGAGACCAGTCGCCAGGAATGGTCGATCGATCTCCCTGTCGATGCACGCCCCTGGAACCTCGGGCTGATCGTCGGTCCGTCCGGCAGCGGGAAGTCAACGATCGCCCGGAACCTGTTCGCGGATTCGCTGGTGAGTGGGTACGACTGGCCCAGCGATCGCAGCCTGGTGGACGCCTTCCCGGACACGATGCCGATTGACGAGATCACCGGCCTTCTGTCGAGTGTCGGCTTCTCGTCGCCGCCGAGCTGGTTGCGGCCGTTTGCCTGCCTCTCCAATGGCGAACAGTTCCGGGTGACCCTGGCCCGAGCCCTGGCGGAGTCTCCCGACCTGGCGGTGATCGACGAGTTCACCTCGGTCGTTGATCGAACCGTGGCCAAGGTGGGCAGCGCTGCCGTCGCCAAGCTGATCCGACGTCGCAAGTCCCGGTTCGTCGCCGTCAGTTGCCACTATGACATCGTCGAGTGGCTCGATCCCGACTGGGTGTTCGATCTCCAGGAGCGACAGTTCCACTGGAGGTCCGAAAGGCAACGGCCGCCCCTCCGTCTCGATGTTTCGCGCGTCCATCGTAAGGCTTGGGACATCTTCCAGCAGCATCACTATCTGAGCACCAAGCTCCATCGGAGCGCCCAGTGTTTTCTCGGATCTGTCGACGGGCGGCCGGCAGTCTTCACGGCTGTCATCGGATTCCCGCATCCCCACCGTCCGGGCATGCGCGAACACCGGACGGTGTGCCTGCCGGACTTCCAGGGCCTGGGGCTTGGGTCACGTATGAGCGAGTTCGTTGCGTCACTCTACCGAACGCGGGGTTATCGATTCTTCTCGACCAGCGGTCACCCGGCGGTGATCGCTCACCGGCGCCGTGCAAAGGGGCTCTGGATCATGCGTCGAGCGCCGGGACTCGTCCAAGACGGCCGCGCCGGGACGAAGATGAAAGCGACACGATCGACGAATCGTGTGACGGCTGGATTCGAGTACGTCGGACCGGCCGCGCCGGCCCATGTCAGCCGGGGACTGTTGACGCTCCGCCAGGACGTCTACGTGCCATCGAAGGCCGGGAGCCAAATCGTCCAAGTCCTGAAAGAAACCCCAGGACTGAGCAAACGCGAGATCGCTCGTCGCGCGAACGTCTCCGGAGCCTGCGTCGATCAGACGATCGATCGACTCATCCGGTGCGGCGCCGTTGATCGTACCGGGCCACGCCGACAATCCCGCTATGCGTTCATCGGGGAACCGGTCATTGACTAGCAGCCGTTCCGTTCCAGGAACTCCGCCAGGGCACACCGCATGACATTCGACAACGACAACTTGAGCTTCTCGCCGGCCGCAATCGCGCGATCCTTTTCGGCCGCGGTGCAGCGGCATTGGATCATCTGGTCGGCCATGTCCTCGGGATCCATCGCCCGTCGTTTGCGAAAACTGGCCACCGTGGCTGTCGTCTTCTTTTTCATGGTTCACCCGTCAGACGTTACGTTCGACAAAAGTCTAGCGGCGGCTGGACGTCGCGGCCAGCGGATCGGAGCGCCCTGGCCAGGTCGATCGGCAGCAATGCGCACACCTCCGCAAGAGGGACGCTCCACCAACCTTGAAGACCCTTACACGGCAGCGGGCGTTCCAGCGGATGGACGTCATCGAGTTGCCAACACCAAGGCCCGAACGCCCACGGATCCCGAATCGATTCGATGCGACTGCAACCGACCAGTCGAGCCACGCCGACTATCGCACCGAACGGAAGGTCCGAGACAGACGGCAACGGCCGCCCGATCAGTTGTGACACGACATCGTGATGCGTGGCGTACGATTGCGTCGACTTCCCGGCATGAATCGCGAACCAGCCCCGGACGTTGGTCGACCAACTTCGGTTCTCGATCCGCTTGGGGCCATGCACGATCGCCCAGGCCCACGGCTGATGAATTGTCAGGGCTCGCATTTAATCCCTCCTTGGCTGCTGAATTGGAGCGTCGAACGCATCCGGCCACAGCGACATCTGTCCTGGCAGGTCCATTGCGTCGGGGATCAACAGTCGTTGCCGATTGTACCCGTCGTTCTCGAACCGGGTCACAGGACGGGGCGGCGCGGGGGGAATCAAGCGGAATTCGTCATCATCGTTCATGGGGACATCCATGTTGGGGACGTAAGCCAGAAAGCCCCCGATCGCGAACGACCGGGGGCCAGGGAGGTGATCTAGTCTTCGTGCGGGTACATGATCGTGATGACCGGCTCGCCATCGTCGCCAGGGCCGATCATCGCTTTCAGACGAACCAGGTCCGGGCGAACCCGGCCGCGAACGACATGCAACTGGAAGGAGATCGAGTCCGTCTGACCTGGCCCCCGCCGAATGGCATCCTTCAGCATCCACAGGACGTCCCACAACCGGCCCTTGATGTCGTTCAGGGCCTGCTTGGCGGCATTCGTCATCGCGACGCAGTCCATGAAGCTGGCGACCGTCATCGCCACCGGACATTTGAACCCGGCCTCGGCCACCATTTGCGGGATCCAGTCGTCCCCTTCGTAGTCTTCGCCCGAGAGTTGAACCAGGATGCCGTCCTCGATCGCCTGCCGTCGGCTGTAGGTATGGATGATCTCCCAGTCTTCAAGGTGCTTCGGGGGTTCGGCGGCGGCCGGGGGGGTGTGCTCGAACGGCAGACGCTTCTGAACGCGGGACGACATCTTGCGGAGTTCAAATTCGCACATGGTCAGTTCTCCAGAATCGGGATGTTAGAACGGGACAGCGGTGGTTTCGTCGGAACAAAGTTCAAGGGCCTGGGCGTAGAACGATTCGAGCGACGGCAGCGTGTTGTGCGGCTCGCGGAGGAATTCGAAGAGCCACTGGCTGATGTCGTCTTTGTTGGACAGTTCGGGGAACTCGCAGGCGATCGACTGGGCGACGTCGTCGAACCGGGGAATCAGGGTCATGTCCCCATCTTCGAACGCCCGACGGAATCGCGACTTCATGCCATGACGCCAGAAGGGGAGCGAGTCTCGTGTGTAGGCGTAGAACTCCCAGACCCGGCGGCGAAGCGACCATTCCCATTCGCGTTCCTGCCGAGCGAGCTGACGAAGTTCGCTGGCGACTCGCTTGATCTCCGTCCAGCGAATGTTGCGGCTCTTGGCTTCTTGCTTCACGTCGGTCATCGTTCGCGTCCCTGTTTGCGTCATTCGTTATGTAATACATACTACGGACGGCACGGGGGGGCTCAAGAGCGAAAGAAGCTGTTTTTCAGCCGGAAAAGTGGGGTTTCGTGCTAAGTCCAAGCCCGGCCAATGTCAGCAATTTCCTAGATTTTTGCGGCGGAATAGTGTGCTCGTCCTGGAACAGAAGGAAGCGGCCCGACGGCTCGGAATCACGAGCCGGGCGCTCCGCGACTGGATGCAGGATCCGGGCTTTCCGGACTGGTCGGCCGGTTACGACATTTCAGCAATCAAGCGGTGGCGCGATGACAGGGGCCGCAAAGGAAGTGACCTGGACGGCAAAGCCGACGCGGTCCGTCTCGCGACGAACCTGCAGAAGCTCGAACAGGCCAAGACGACGTCTCGGCTCCTCAATCTCAAACTGGAGCGCGAAGAGGCGAAGCTCCTGCCCCGCCAGGCGATCGAGGTGTTTCACGCAACCGTGCTGTCGGGACTGGCGGACTGGTGTGAGCAGCTCCCGGACCTCATCGCCCAGATCCTGCCGCCTGAGCATCGCGAAACGATTCGTGAGCGGCTGCGCGACGAGCTGGCCACCCGCCGCGAGCAACTGGCCGACGAACTGGCGAACTGTCCGCATTTGAAGTGATTCGAGACGTGCTGTTATGGGTCTCCTGTTCGGTCTCTCCCGCTCTGTCGCCGACGTGCTGCGCCCGCGTCGCCGCGTGCCGACCGTCGAGTGGGCCAGCCAGCGCGTGATCCTGCCACAGGGGAGCGAAATCCGGGGCAAGGTCAGGTTTGATCTATTCCCCCACGCCATCGAGCCGCTGGCCTGTTTCGATGACCCCTACTATCGGGAGATCGATCTGCAATGGGCGTCGCGTCTGGGTAAGACGCAGTTGGCGTTGTGCGCCCTGGCAAAGACGGCCGCGACAGATCCCGATCCGATGGCCTTCGCCGATGCCGACGAGAAGTCGCTCCGTCGTGTGTTCCGTCGGCTCTGGCGCGTGCTGGAAAAGATTCCGGACATGGCGGAGCTGCTGCCGCCCCGTCATTTGAGGAGCACGACGAACATCCTGCTGACCTGGTGCCAGGTCTATGGCGCGTGGTCGGGATCCGCGACAACGGCCGCCGACTATGCCGCGCGGATCATCGTTCTCAACGAAATCGACAAGATGTCCAAGCGGAAGTCGGACGAAGCCGACTTCGCGGAACTGATGGTCGAACGTGCGAAAGGTTTCGTCCGCTGGAAGGTCCTGCGGATGTCGACCCCCAGCTATAAGGGCCGCAGTCGGATCGAGGCGGCGCGGCTCGCGGGAGACAATCGCGCGCGGCTCGTTCCCTGCCCGTTCTGCAATCACTTCCAACTGCTCGAAATGGGAGACCGGGAACGCCCTGGCGGCCTGAAGTGGCCGCGCGACTCGCGCGGTCGCAGTGATCTGGTGGCCGCCCTGAAGGAAGCCTGGTATGAGTGCGTCGCCTGTCGACGGAAGATTCTGGACGAACACCGTTATGAAATGCTGAACTCGGGGGTATGGGTGCCCGAGGGGATGCGCGTCGAAGGCTCGGGACGACTCGTCGGCACTCCGCAGCGCCCCGGGCCCCATGCTTCGTTCGGACCGCTCTCGACGCTGCATTCGCTGCTGCCGTCGATCACCTGGGGTGTCATCGCCCACAAGTGGCTCGAATCGTGTCGCGAGACCCAGAAGCGGCGGAACTTCATCAACTCGTGGGAGGCCCTCACGTATGACGACGCGCCGCCGAACCTGGCCACCGAGGAAATGCTCCTTCGGCTTTGTCCGCCCGAGTACTCGCTCCGGATCGTTCCGACGTGGGTCCGGTTTCTGACTGTCGGAATCGACGTGCAGGAAGAGAGCTTTTGGTGGGTCGTCTGCGGCTGGGGAAACGACGGCCGCGGCATTCTGATCGACTACGGCTCCCATGAAATGACGGCGGAACTGACCACGCTGACGATGGTCGAGGATGCCTTTGAACTGTTCCTGAAAACGGTCTCTTATCCACGGTCAGACGGCAGAATTGTGCGGCCACGACTGGCCCTGGCCGACTCGGGGACATTCACCGAACGGGTCTATGCGTTCTGCCGCCGGGTCCGGGGACTCTGGCCCAGCAAGGGGCACAACCGAGCGTTCGCGGAAGGTTTCCGAATCACGTCCCCTGATGGCGATCCCGATGCCGGATCGGCCAGGCACAAGGTCAACCTGGGCGGTCTCAATCTCGTCATCGTGAATACCGAGCGGACCCAGAAGTGGCTGCAGGAATGGTTGCAGGGGACGACCGAGCCGTCGTCTCCCCATGGATTCGTGTTCCCGGCGGAATGTGCGGTCGATGCCGTGCTGTTCGAGCAGCTGCTCAACGAGTACGCCACGAACGAACGCAATGACGACGGTTACGAGCTGCACACCTGGAAGAAGCGCGGGCCGAACGAATACCGCGATGCGATCCGGTATGCCCGCACGGCGGCCATGGTCATCACCCAGGACGGAAAACTCTGGGGCAACCTGCCGGAGATCGCCGCCGTGGCACCCACGCCGGCCGCACCAACGCAAAAACCTGTTACCACGCCCGATGGTCGAGCGTGGCTCATCACCAACCGCTGAAGGGACTCATTCCATGCCGAAGAAAAGCTCCGCCTCCGAAGTCGAGCAAGTTGCCAGCGACTCCGACTTCGAGATTCCGACCGATCAACTCATGGGAGACGTCGAGTCTCTGGCCCCGGCCGCCATTCCGCTGGTTGATGTGCAACTTAGCGTGCCAATGACGGCCGAAGTGCCGGAAGGGTATCGCGGGCAGCACGTTGACTTGCGGCTCACCCCGGAACAGTCGCGAAAGCTCCATCGCCTGCGAGCTGCATTGCGGATGCAGCATGCCAAACTGAGGTCGAAACGGTTCGTGAATAGCAACTCGGATGCGATCCTGTGGCTGATCGACCAACTGCCCGAAGTTGAGATCGACCCGGTGTGATAGGCGGTAAGTCTTTTTGTCAAGTCTTCTGCCTCGTTATAACGCCTTAGATTCTTTGGATTGTCCGGGTTTTAATCCAGACAATCCAAAGAATCCGGAGGGGATTCAGGGCTCCGGGCTATGGCTCGACCGCGATGCGATTGGCATCGTGCTCGCCATGGCACTCACCGGCTCCAGCACTCGCGACGACGCCCTCGCTCAGTTCCGCGCCAACACGGGATACGACAGCGATCCGACGGGTGAACAGGCCCGCGAGTTTCTGGCGGCCGCCCGGTTCCTGTTGTCGCTCCCGAAACGGACGAAAGGTCCGGTCAACGGGGAGACCGAGATCGACACCGAATCGATCAAGGCTCTCGCGGCGGAGGCTCGGTCTTTTCTCGCTTCCGTCGTGCAGAGCCAGACTGCTGCCACCGGCTCTAACATGCCGCGCCAGTTCTCTCGGGAGCGCTGGCAATGAACGCCGTCCCGACATTGCTGGACGACTTCCAAAACCTTCGCGGTGACTATGACGCCGCGAAGAGTAACAACTTCACCAAACGCCGGACGCTTCCGGCTGGCGGCGCGGGACCGGACTGGCACTACCGCAGTGAAGCGGACTATCTCCGCATCATGGAGATCACCCGCGACATTGAGCGGAATGATTATGTCGTTCCGCAAGGTGTCGAGCGGCTCATCACGAATGTCCTGCAAACCGGCATCCCGGTCGATCCGCAAACCGGCGACAAGGAAGCCGACACGATCTTGTGGGATGCCTTCGAAGAGTGGTCGACCGACAAGCGGCAGGTGTCGTGGAATGAACTCCACACCTGGCATGACATCGAGAAGCTGACGCTCCGGCGGATGATCTATGACGGGAGCCTGTTCAATCTCCCGATGGTCACCGGGCAGATTCAGTCGATCGAGGCCCACCGCTGCCGCACGCCGCGGACCACGAAACGAAACGTCATCCATGGCGTGCTCGTCGGTGATCGCGGCCAACCGGTGCAGTACTGGTTCACCAAAGAAGAACTCAGTCCGTTGGCGCCGCTCCGCACGGTTCGTGAGACGACGCCGATCGATGCCGTCGATGCGAGTGGAAACCCGAACGTCTGGCATCACTACGTGGCGACCCGTGCCGATCAGCATCAGGGCGTTTCGTGGCTCTGTCCCATGGTCTGGCTGACCGGACTGCTCGACGACATCCAGTTCGCGGAATTGGTCAAGCAGCAAGTCGCCAGTTGCATCACGATTCTCCGCGAACAAAACGGGACGTCCGTGCCAGACGGCACGCTTGGCGACGATCCCGGCACGATGGGTGAGACGGAGACTCGGACAAGTTCCTCCGGCGTCAATCGCCTGGTGCAACACCTGTTTCCCGGCATGGAAGTGGTCGGAAAGCGGGGCGAAAAGCTCCAGATGTTCACCCCGAACCTGCCGGGCGATGGGTTCTTCAAGCAGTCGCATCTGGTGTTGACGTTCCTGGCGATCAACCTGGGGCTGCCGCTGGCGATCCTGCTGCTCGATCCCAGCCAGACCAACTTCTCGGGCTGGCGGGGAGCTGTCGATCAGGCCCGGATGAAGTTCCGGGATCTGCAAGTCACGGAAGTCGGCACGCTGCATCGTCCGAACTGGCGGCAATTCGTCCGGCGAGTAAGTGCCGAGCCATCGAAACGCGGCGCGCGGCTGCGGGCGCTCGCCACGCGGAACGGGGTCGACCTCTATCGGGCGGGCTGGAATCCGCAGGGCTATCCCTACATCGAGCCGCTCAAGGATCGCACGGCGAACCACCTGTCGGTTGCCACTCTCCAGAACTCTCCGCGTCGCATCGCGAACGCTCAGGGTCTCGATCACGAAACGCTGATCGACGAAATCATTGCCGATCATTCCTATTCGATCCTCGGGGCTCTCAAGGCCGCCGAGATTATCAACTCCAAATATCCGGCAGCCGGGATCGGATGGCGGGACGTCTTGTTCCTGACCCACCTGAAGGAACTCTCGGTTGTTGTCGGTGATGGAGCTGCCCCCAGTCCAAAGAGCCAGGACGAACCTGGGCCACCGAGTCCCGAACCCAAGGGAGCGTTGACGTGATCGAACTCCGCCTGGACACCATCCGTCCGCAATATGATCGGCTCGACGACTACTTCGGCCTGTGGGCGATGGAAGAGTCGAGATTCGAGCCGATGTTGCAGCACATTGCTTCCATCGATTTGCCGTCTCACGTGGCCGCTCGCCGAGAAGATGTGCAGTCCCGAACTCGATCCAGCGAACCGGTACGCACCGGAGCAATCGCGCTAGTTCCGATCTCCGGGGCACTGATGAAGGCAGAGTCGTCGATGTTTGAATCGACGTCCTCGGTCTTTGCCAGAATGCAGATCCGCGCGGCGGTCCGACATCCCGATGTTAGTGGGATTCTGCTGTTGATCGATTCGCCTGGTGGCACGGTGGCCGGAACGGCCGACCTGGCTGATGAAGTGGCTCGCGCGAACCTCATCAAGCCGACCCATGCCTACATCGAAGATCTTGGAGCGTCGGCCGCCTATTGGGTCGCGGCGCAAGCTGGGTTTGTATCCATCAATCGGACCGGCGCGGCGGGATCGATCGGAGTGTTTGGCTCAGTTGCCGATCGATCCCGGCAATTTGAGAACCTCGGAGTTCGCGTCCATGTCATCAAGGCGGGCGCTTACAAGGGGATGGGACAGCCGGGAACGCCGGTTACCCAGGAAGAAATCGCAATGCGGCAAGCCCTCGTGGACACCTATTACGGGCAGTTCATCCAGGCCGTTTCGGTGGGCCGCAAACTCCCGACCGATCGCGTGCAGGGGCTCGCGGATGGTCGAGTTCACATCGGCCAACAGGCCGTTTCTCTGGGACTCGTGGACACGGTGTCCACGTTGGACGATGCCGTCGCGCGACTGCAATCGCAGATCGCCAAGCCGAAAGGAACCGTGGCCGTGACCACAAACACCACAATCGAATCCAGTGTTGCGACCAGCTCTGGAGGTCAGCCGACGTCGCTCGGCACGCAGCAACTGCTCGCGGCGGCAGCCCCGCTGAAGCCGCTTGCCGCGACGCTGGCGGAACTGAAAGCCGCCTGTCCGAATGCTCCGGCGGAATTCCTGATGGCCCAGCTCGAAGGGAACGCCACGGTTGAGTCGGCCCAGAAGGCGTTCATCCTGCAATTGCAGCAGCAGAACTCCCAGTCGGCGGGGGCGACGACTGGGGCCGCCGTGCCGGGCAACACCGTGAACCTTGCGGCGGCCGGCACGGGACGGACGTCCGTGGCCAACGATGCCGGTGAAGACTTCTGCTCGCTGGTCGATGACCTGGTCACGGCCGGCATGGAACGCCAGAAGGCCGTGGCGGCGGTCGCCCGGAAACATCCGGCCGCCCACCAGGCGTTTCTCATGGGCTCGCAAAAGTCGAAGTTCCAGCGAGACATGCTCGCCCGCAAGGCGTCCATGTTCGCGGAGTAATCGCCACCGTAACGGGGGCTCAGCCCCTTCCAAGAACCACAAACCAACTTTTCCGTTTCGAGGATCAGCCATGCACGTCCAGAAAGAATCCATGACCAAGCTGAGTTCGGCGGCGCTGGCCCCGAATCGGCTTTTGAAACTCAGCGGGGGCAAATGGGCATATGCCGGGCCGGGAGACCTGGCGCTGGCTGTTTCGGCGGGTCGTACCTATGCCGCCGACGAACCTTTGGCCGGAGAGTTTCTCGCGAACAACTGGACGTTCCGAATTGGAGTGGCAGCGACTGTCACCCAGTTCGCGGACGTCTACCAGGCCGCCAACGGCACGGTGTCGATGGTGCCCAGCGGGCGCTATGTCGGCATCGCGCTGGAAGCGGCTACGGCGATCGGACAGGAGATCGAGATCCTGCCGAAGGAACCTCCGCTGTCCAAGCCGGTGACGGCTCACACGGCGGATGCCACGCTGACGGCCGCCCAATCCGGCACGGTTCACACGACGGTCGGAGCGACCGGCACTGTTGTCCTGACGTTGCCGCCAGCAACCCTCGGACTGGATTTCCCGTTCCGCGTGGGGGCTGCCCAGGAACTGCGTCTTGATCCCGACGGCACGGAAAAGATCAGCCTCCCGTCAACGGGCGTGCCAGGAGCGGCTGGGAAGTATCTCACCGCGAATGCTGACGGTGAGACGGTTCATCTGCTCTGCACGAAGGCCGGTGAATGGTCGGTCATCGGCTTCACGGGAACCTGGACCGCCGAGCCGTAAGAACCAGTCGGGCCGCCACCCGCTCACAGTGATCGTCGTCGAATTCCCAGCCCCTCACAGGCCGTGATTGTCCGGTTCGATCTGATCTCGTTTGGGAGTTTCTCATGGCCATGCCCACCACGGCGATCACTCGCCTGGACTTGTCTTTGCAGTACACGGAATTCGACCTGCTGATGAACCGCGAGGGGTTCGTTGGATTGCAGATCCTCCCTGGCCTTGGTGTCGGGAAGAATGCCGCCGAATTCATGCGGATCAATCTTGAGTCGCTGTTGCAGGCGGCGGAAGACGCGACCCGCGCGCCACGCTCGGGCTACAAGCGGGACAACTTCGAGTTCGATACGGACAGTTACACCACGTCCGAAAAGGGGCTCGAAGAAGTCATCGACGACGCTGAAATGGAACTCTATGGTGACCTGATTCGTATTGAGAAGATCACCAGTGACCGGCTAATGAATCGGCTGGCGATGGCTCTCGAACAAGAGATCGTCGATCTTGTCACCAACGAGACGACCTTTGCCGGTCAGATCACGCCGTTGAGCACCACGCAGGCCGTGAGTGCTCCCACGACGGCATCGCCGATCGCGGTGATTGAAACTGCGATCGACACCGTGGCCGATCGGATTGGCAGAAAGCCGAATACGGTCGTGATCCACGAGCAAGCCCTGCGGAAGACGATCCGGACGGACGAGTTCATCGACCACGTCTACAAGATGGACGTCAAAGATCGTGCGAAAATGGGGCATGCCGCCCTGCTGGCGCAGGTGCTCGACATTGAGCGAGTGGTTGTTGCGGATGCCAGGAAGAACACGGCCGGAAAGGCCGTGACAGCCTCACTGAGCAAGATGTGGACGCCGGAAACGGTTCTCGTGACGCACGTTTCACAGGATCAGGATCTTTCGGTGGCAAAGCCGCGATTGGGCAACACGTTGATGTGGAACGATCAGATCGCTTCGCTTCCCGGCGGCGATGATTCCGATCTGCTTGGCTCCGTCATCGTCGAAGAGTACCGCGAAGAGAACCGCCGCGGCGGGATCCTGCGTGGCCGCACGAACTGGGGGCTCAAGATCTTCCACAAGGAATGCAGCCAGCTCCTGACCACGTTCGTCACAGGCACCGGCGGCGGTTGATCGTTCACCCTGTGAGGGGGTGGAAGCGCGGGGGGTGTGCAGGCGGAGCCGCCCCCCGCGTCGATTTTCTTCCGCCTGGCGGGATCCACGGTGTCACTCCACGAAGACGGCCTCGAAATGCTGTTCTCGGCGGATGCCGGACTCCGGGAGCCAGTGATCTGGACTCCGGTGGAGGGGGATCCGATCGACCTGATTGGCGTCTTCAGTGAAGAGCCAGGCCGCGGGCGGACAGATGACGAAAAGGGGATTCGTCGAATCTCTCGCGGGCGTCTCACGCTGTATCGCTACATCGACGGCGTGGAACTGGTGATCGACGCCGACAGTTCGCCTCGGGGGTCATTCACGCTGCGGGGCGAGCAGTGGACTCCCACGGCTGTCGCTCGCGGAACTGTATGTCAGATCGTCGACATCGTGCAAACCAAGACAACGACGCTCAAACGTCCTCCGGTTCAGAACATCCCAGGATGATGATAGATGCCAGTCCCGGCACTCGGTCCCTTCTCGACGGTCTTTGCGGCGGCGGCCATCCTGCTAGCCGACACCGAAGCGTTCCGCGCGCTGACTGAAACCGATTCGACCGATGAGGCGCTGGAGAAGATCCGGTATCCCGATTGGAATGTCGAGCGGGACGGCCCGCCGTCGCCGGGGGCGGTGCTCTACAAGTGGCCGGGCCTGACCAGCCAGCGCATTTCGCGGCAGCGCGAGGAGGGCGGCTCCTTGATGCTGTCGCTCTATGGACCGATGCCGGAAACCCGGCATACGACCCAGAATGAAGAGCTGCTCGAATGGTCGAATGTCTGCGGTCAGATCGCCCGGCAGATGCTCGACCTGGCCAAGGGGCCGCGTCCGGACATGGTCAGTTTCTATTGGGATCTCGTGGCGGTCGAGGAACTCGAAACCGCCTGGCTCCATGACGAAGAAACCGACGTTGATATCTGCCGAGTCTGCACTCTGAAACTGGAGTGGGGACTATGAGCGGAGCAACGGCTGGACCCATCCTGGAAGTGAAGGGATCACTGCCGCGCGATCCGCGGCTGTACATCCGCGATCACGGCACGTTCCTGCGGGAGGCGCTCAAGGATGCCGCCAGGTTCCACCACGAGCGGCACATTCCACGACATTTCGAGCCGTTCGCCCGAGCGAAGTATGGGTACACGAGCCGGAGCGAACGCTATCAGAAGCTCAAGAAAAGACGCGGCCTCCCCGACCTGGTCTGGAGCGGACGAACGCGGGCGGTCGTCACCCAGTCCCGACAAATCACCGGAACGCAAAAACAGGCTCGCCTGATTCTGCGGTTGCCGTTCAAGGGAGGGACCGGCCGGCTGCGCGTCCGAGGGGCCAGGCTGTCGGCCCAGCAACAGAATGTCCTCCGCATCATCGCGGAGTTGCAGGCGATCGCCGCCGACGAACTGAAGGCCGTCGCGGGATACGTGCGCGACGATTACACCCGGCGGGCCAATGAGCCGGGCACTCGCTACCGAATTCGCAAGAAAGGCTGAGCCATGGCCATCAACGAGCACAAGCGTTTCACCGGCTATCCCGCGATCTTCGGCGCGACGACGATCCCCGACGTCGTCAGCGTCTCACCATCCTCGGGCGTGCAGAAAATGGTGCTCACTCCCGATGGATCGGCACAGCCCGCGTTCGCGGCCGTGGTCGCGCAAGACCTCCGCGTGTCGCTGGTGGCCGTCAACATTGGGGCCATTCTGACAGCGTTTCCGCTGCGCAGCATGACCCGCATTGATGCAGTGTCGAAGATCCAATATCAGGCCCGCGAATCGGGGGGTGTCTTCGCCACCGGATCGTCGCACGTCGTGCTCAGTGCCACGCTGGGTGACATCTTCATTGAGTCGATCCGAGCCCAGCAGGACGAGACAAGCGCGGCCGGATTGACGCTCGTGTTTCAGCCCCTGTTCGATGGGACCAATGCCCCGCTGGTCAGTCTGTCCGGACAGGCCCTAACTGGCACGCCCCGGATTCTGGCAGCCTATAAGCTCGGTCCGACGGTCTTTGAAGGGACGGTCCTGAAGGGCGTGCAGTCGGCTCAGTACAACACCGGGATCCAGTATTCCCCCAAGCGCGGCGACGGGGGTATCTATGCCGAACAAGGGTCTGGCATCACGATCGCCGACACGCTTGAAGTTGGGTTCGATAACCTCGAACTGATGACGACCGTCGGCTTCGGGGCAATGCCCATCAGCACGGGAATCACCCAGTATTTCCGGCGTGTCGGCTCGGCTCCGACAGATGCCCATCACATCGCGATCACCTTTCACGCGGGGCTGTACGAGATTTCCGACGCCTCTCAGTCAGGGACCGACGATGCGACCGGCCGCCTGATGGTGACCGGTGCCCGCGACAACGCCGTGGCCGCCAGCGTGACGGTCGGCACGACTCTGCCGTAAACCCCGGACTCTCAGTCGGGAGTCACATCAAAGGATCCTCCGATGCCAGCGCATGCGATCGACATCACCTGGAAACAAGGGAACGACACGGTGCAAAACACCGTCGTCGTCGCCGGTCTCCAGGAGTTAAATCTTGGCGACACCGAGTCACCGTGGACCGTCCCACATGAGGCAACGGCCGATCGGAAAACCGTGTCGATCGACGTTTCGCAACTGAAGTCGTTGTTCCTCACGAGCACGCGCGACGTGACAGTCAAAACGAACAGCACTGGTTCACCCGACAACACGATCGAACTGAAGGCGGGCAAGCCTGCCATCTGGTGGGAGAACTGCGGCTGGGACTGCCAACTGACCGTTGATGTCACGGACTTCTATGTGGCCAATGCCAGCGGGCAGAGTGCCACAATCCAACTGCGAACGATCCTGGAACCCGCAACCGCGTAAGGGTCACATGCACTACCTGTTGTTCCTCCCCGGCAAGCGGGCCGCGAACCCGCAGAATCTGCACGACGTCGGCTTAGGGGCCTTGCTCCGGCCGGACGACGCGGCGCCGATGTATGCGGATTTACTCGGCGCCGGACCCTGCGGCGAAGCTGGTCAGATGGTGACATGGGCTCCGGCCTCACCCGTCTATCAGCCCGATCGCCAGGTCTGGCGGCGGGCTGCACCGGATCCCGTTCGGAACCTGCCGGGCGGTCGGTACTGGGTCGGCTGGTGGGCAGGCGATCCTCCGACGCCTGAAGAACTCGCGCGGCCCAAGGTCATCTTTGGTCGGGCCAGATTGCGTTACAACGGGTTCGACTGGCAGGTTCCTTCCCTCCTCAACCTTCCCTGTCGGCTCTCGCTGTGCGAGCAGACAGGCAGTTTGCTGCGGACGCCGAAGCCGGAATACGACGACTGGCGGCGCGAGGTGGACTTCGCGCTCGACCTGGTTCGCATCGCACTGGAGGGTGATCTGGCGAACGTCAGCCTCGAACACCAGTTCGCCCAGGCCGTGCGGTTGCTGCAACTCAACTATCGCATGGTCCCGGAGCTGGCCGTCGAGCTCGGACCGCTGGTCGATGAAGAGTCGATCTTCCAAACGCTGGTGGCCGCCTGCGATTCCGAATTGTTGAGCACGATCTCAAAAAAACGGGAACCGGCGGCATCCACGAACTCCGTTTCGCCCGCTGGCGACACGGCCTGATGCCGCCGGATTACGTTCCCACGCTGTTCGATCTGCTGATGCTCCGCGCCTTGACGTTTTGAGACCTCCGCCATGGCCGAACAAAAGGTCGAAGTGATCCTCGACGGACGCGACGCGGGAGCGGTCCGCGCGTGGCTGGCGGCGCGAGACTCGGTCGAGGCGTACGAAAAGTCCCTCGCGGAAATCTCCACGACGGAGAAGAAGAACACCCAGGGGGCCGCCGAATACGAGCGCATGGCATCCCGAGTCTTCGAGTCCACGCGGACGCCGCTGGAGCGGTACAACAAGGAACTGGACAAGCTCGGGGATCTGTTTCAGTCGGGACTGATCGACGCCCAAACCTACAACCGGGCCGTCGCCGAACAGAAGCGGGTGTTCGAAGCAACGGACGACAGTATCCGGTCGGTCCGGGAGGAACAGGAACGACTCCGCCTGGAACAGGAGCGTCTCCAGCAGACGGCCCGTCGCGTCGTCGAATCGGTGCTCACTCCGCAGCAGCGATACAACCGCACGGTCCGCGAACTCGATGGCCTGCTGCAAAAGAACGCCATCACCCAGGAGACCTACAACCGGGCCGTCGCCAAGGCGAAGAAAGAACACGACTCGTTCGCGTCCGGCGGCACGAAGGGACTGGCCGAACTGGGAGCACAGTTGTCGGCACTGGCGGGCGGGTATGCGATCGTCACGGGCGGCGCAAACTTGTGGCTGAGCGCCAACCAGAAAGCTCTCGAACAGGCCGAAGAGGTCGCTAACAAATACGACACGCTCTTCCGGAAGTTCCAGGTCCAGGCCGGGTTGACAGATCTGCAAGGTAAGGATGCCCAGAAAAACATTCTGGACGTGGCCGAACGCCGGGGCGTGGACGAAGACTTCGCCCAGAAAGTCGCAACGCAATTGGTCTCGTCCGGATTCAGCAGCAAAGAGGGTCAGGGTGAGGCGCTCGACGTCGCGCTCCAGACGTTCGCGGCGGGAAACCTGCTGGATCAAGATCCGACGCAATTGACGCAGGCTCTCGGGCAGTTCCTCGCGGCGCAGGGACTGGATAAGAACGCCGCCAACCTCCGGCGGGTGGGAGTTGGAACGCAGCGTCTCTTCAAGGGGACGGATTTGCAGATCTCCGACCTCACGCAATTGGCAGGCAAGAGCCAGTCGTTCGCGGGAAAGATCACGCCCGAAGAAGTGCTCGGCACGTTCGATGTACTGAGAGAAAAAACCGGAGCGGACAATGCGTCCACGGCACTGAAAATCTTCGGCGATCGTCTCATGGGGGCCAAGGGTGACAGCCAACGCGAAGACGTCCTCAAACGCCTGAATCTCAAGCCGGAGGACGTCGATTTTCTGGGCGAAAACATGGAGTCCGTGCTCGGTCGACTGTCCAGCGGTCTGGATTCTGTCAAGCCGGAAGAACGTCAGGGATTGATCCAGAAACTCTTTGGGACCGAAGCGGCGTCGCCGATCACTGGGTTGTTGCGAGACCGAGACAAACTTCCAGGGGCGATTGCCACCATCAGCGATCAGTCCGGTTTCGCGGAGGATGTCCAGACCGCGACGTCGGGTCGCGCCGCCGGCCGCCGCCGTCTCGAACTTCAGCAGCGCCGCCGACAGGCCGAAGAGGACCAAATGGGCGACCTGCGAAAGCTGGCGCTCGACAACACTCTGCGAGACAATGGCGCGTTGCCGATCGAGCGGGATATCCGGGCCGGAATCTTCGACAAAGTGTCCTATGCCACCGGCAGCCGCGATCTCGGTCAGCGGGCGGCGACAACTTCGAAGTCCAGCGCCGTCACTGGGGCTCTCGGTTTGACAAGTGTCAGCGGGGCCATATCCTTCGCGGCCCAGGCAGCAACCGGTGGGTTTGGCGGTGGCGACAATGCGGCCGTCAATGAACGTCTGGCCGCCGCCCTCCAGGAAAACACGGCCGCTCTGAAGGAGAACTCGAAGGCCACCGATCAGAACACTGGCGGCGAGCGCGTGCCGTCCATGCCGAATGTCACTCCGCCCCCTCCCGTTCCGGCCGCGCGACTGGGAGGTAACTGATGGCCATCACGCACGCCGGACTGAGCATTCCTGGCACGCACGAAGAGCCACAGTTCGGGGCGTGGGATCGTCCCGTCCAGCGGACGCACGTCTTCGGGCTGGACGGCGCGACCGAATTGAGCGGCGGCCGTCACTCGCGGCCGTTCAGCATCGGGATCTGGGTTCATAGCAACTATTCGTTCTCCAACCTGCTCGGCAAGCTCGGAGAGATCGAACAACACGCCGGGGAAATCGGCACGCTGGTGACGACGGCCGCCGTCACTCGAAACATCGCCAACGTCCTGTTTGACCGGCTTGAGATCGTCTCGGGCCGGGGAGCGATTCCCAGTCCGGCCCTCGGCTGGTTCGCGGATTGCCGTCTCCATTTTGTTCAGATGTCGCCGGAATAGATCATGTGGTTTCTGGGAGGCATGACAATCGTTGCTGCTGGCTGGCTGGGGCCACGCGCCGTGTATCTGGACTTCGTGTCCCGGTACACGGCCGAATGGCTCTGGCAGCTCTACGCGAATCGTCGGTTGATCGGCACGACGCTCCGACCTGGCGAGCGACGCATCGTCGGGCAACTCATCCCGAGCGACAGTCCCGCTCCCCTCACGCTCGTCCGTGTTCCCGTTGCCGAGCGGCTGGTCGACCATGGCGCGGACCTGCCTGTGCGGCCCTGGAATCAATACCGGCTGGAGTGGGGAGCCGAGAGCTATCCTCTCGACACCAGCCATTTCGATCTGACGGGATCGCTTGTCGTCGACGGCCCGGTCAACGATGCGAACGTGATCGCCCGCATCCCGTTTCGCGGCGATGCGGAATACGGGTTCGATCTGCCGCCCCTGGCCCAGGCGGGAGACTGGTCGTTCCGGATCACGCCCCGCGACAACGCCAAGCCGCTGGGAAACGCCGGGACGCCATCGGACGTGACGATCACCGCCCGCATCCCGCCTCGCGACGTCGTCGCCAGTTCCGGGCAACGGTTCGCGCTGGCCGCTGCGAGTGGAACCCTGACCGCCGACTTCGTTTATGGATGACTCGCGATGATCCTGCTCGACAAACGCCTCGATCCGTTTCCCGTCCCCGACACGACGGCCCTGATCCACGATCCGGCCGATGCGACCAAGCGGCTGCGCATCGACTGCGGCGCGGTGGCCACGATGACCACGCGCGTGTTGACGATGCCCGATCAGGACGTCGATCTGACGCCCGACAGCGGGACATTCCCGGCGGCCACGCATGCGAGTCGGCATCAACACGGCGGAGCGGATGAGATTGCCACGGCGACAGCCGGAGCGAACGCGATCCCCAAGGCCGGCGCCGGTGGCACGCTGGCCACGGCCTGGCTTCCGGGTGCGTTGCCGAGCCTGTCGGCGTTCAACTCCAACGGATTTCTCGTACAGACCGGTGCGAATACCTTCGTCGCGAGAACATTAACTGGCGGAACAGGTGTCACTGTGACCGAAGGAGCGGGCGGTGCTTCGAATCCGTCCATCGCCATCGGGCAGAGCGTCGCGACGTCGGCAACGCCGCAGTTTGAGCGGATCGGCATCGGAGCGGCCGCGCTGACCCAGCGGGCCTTCACGACGGCAGGGACGCTCACCGGGGCCACCGCGCACGCCGCTTATACGTGGACCGGGACTTTCGACAGTTCAGCGACCGCCAGCGGCGAATCGTTCTTTTCGTTCCCGTTCGTGGCGAACTCGTCGTTCAACATGACCAACCTGTATCACTTCCGCGCGATCAACATGTCGAAGGGGGCTTCGGCCACCGTCACGAACCAGACGGGGCTGTTCGTGGCCGACCTGACATCGGCGACGAACAACTTCGGCGCTCAAATCCAGCTCTCGGCCGGGTCGAACAAGTGGAACCTCTATGCGTCCGGCACCGCCAACAACCTGATGAACGGCGCGCTGATCTTCGGTCAGATGGCGAGCGAGCCGACGCCCGGCAGCAACCAGGCGGGGATCTATGCCTATGACAATGCAGGCACGGCCGAAGTGAAGGTTGTCGACGAAGCGGCGAACCGCACGCAGATCAGCTATCACCCCGGCGAGATCATGCTGGCCCACGCGGCATTGATGAACTCGGTGGGACTGACGCCGGTCCGAGTCCCCTGGGGGATGGATTCAACGAACGACATCCTCGGGATCCGCACCACTGCCGACGTCGCCGCCGCGATCCGTTGCGTGGAATGGCTGATGTCGCAAGCGGGCAAGCCGATCACGCTCATCACCGAGACCGACATCCCGCGCGGCCCGAGCTGGTCCGACCGGCAGCTCACTGCCGCCGGAGACCACCAGACTCTCGTCGAAGACTTCGACGGGCAGGTCGATGCCTGGCGGGAAGCCGTCGCGATTGAGGATGCCAAGCCCTTCTGGGCTCGCGAGTATGTTCCATTCGAGGGGCGGCACCCTGGAACCTTTACCCAGAAACCAGAGCCCGCGTGGCTCGCAGCAGCAAGGAGTATCTGATGGCTTGGATCCTTTCTCAAAAATTGTCCGCCGAGCACGGCGTGGCGCCGGGCGTGATTCAGGCACTGAAAGAATCGCCTGGCGGACTGCCGGACGTTCAGCAGTACATAAAGGTTGGTGCGATCCTGTTTCCGGCTCCCCGTCATATCAGCATTGTGTGGCACATTTATCCGAGCAAGGCGGCATACCTTGCGCATGTGGCCAACCCCAAACAGGAAACTGCACCACTGGCTCTGCCGTGGGAAATCCTCCCGGAGCCCCACGTCATTCGGCGCGAGCAGCGCGATCCGAAGACTGGCGAGATTCTGCACCCGGCCCTCGTGTTGCCGTCATTCGATCAATTGATGGCGAACAGTGGCGACGTCTGGAATCTCGGCCGTCAGCGATTGTACGAGATCTCGGCCGACTGGCCCGAGTTCGACGGCGCGCGTCTGGACGAATGACGGTCGCGTGCTCTGACCATTAAATCTAAGCCTTCAACCATCGACCGCCCCGAGGGCACCCCATGCCGACGGAATCCATCCTGCATCAGGACGCCCCTGGCCTGACGGTCTACTTCGCGTTGACCAACACGGCCGGGGAGTTCTTCGACTTCGACGACGACACCTGGAAAGTGCTCGCATCCGTCACCACGGTCGCCCTCGCTGCGACTGAGCGGCCGATCAGCGCGGACCGGTCGTTGTACGTCGCGACGCTCGATCTGGACGCCATTGCCCCCGGCCTGGCTCCGGTCGCCGTCGTGGCGAATGCCTACCGGCAATCTGGAGGATCAGCGGATCCCGAAGTCGACGACATTTTGTCGCAGCCCGAACCGCTCACCGTACGGCTGGGACAAGTGGGTCTCGTCGACGCGGATTTCGAGGTTCACAACGGCCTGTGGGACAACAGCACGTCGGGCACGGAACTGGCCTTGATCGTCTGCCTCAAATGCCGGGGTGAGATCGTTCCGCTGCACACGATCGACGACGGGGCCGAATGCACGGTCGATATCACGCTGCACGGGAACGATCCCCAGGTGTCGCTCGACGCCGAGGACATGGGGGCCGTCAATGCGGCTCATCGGTTCGAACCGACTTACGAAAACCCCAATTTCACGGCCGACCGGATTTACGTCTGCAAAACCACGATCACCGCCGACGGCGTGTCATTCGTTCGCGAAAAGACGTTCGGAGTGGCTCCCTGATGCGCATCCTGCAGGATGACGTTCCGATGCTGCTGTCCCATCGTCCCTATCAGGGAGCGACCGGGGCAGCGCTCTACGTGGCGGCGGTCGACCCGGAGAATGATCCCGGACCGGCAGCGCTCGAGTATCGCCGCAATCGCATCCTGAACGGGGCGGACACGCTCCTGGTGCGGAACGTGGTCTATCCCCTCGGAGCGGCATCCGTCCCGAAGTCTCCCGCCCTGGCGTTCGTCAAACAGCCCACCGATCAACTGGCGCTCGAGATGCCGGAAGAGTGGGCCGGAAAGCTGCTGCACGTCAACATCCGCACCCATGCCGCCGATTTCGAGAACGAAACGATCAGCGGTTCCCAGCGGCTGCTGATCGACGGCGATGGCATCGCCACGGAACTCGCCATCTTGGGAACGGCTCGACTGCTGGCGGCCGAAAAACGGGACGGCGGCGGTGTCCGCATTCGCTGGGTCTGGACACGCGCTCGAGATGGCACGCAGCCCGAACAGTTCGTGGTCGTGCTAGTCTCCGGGCCGACAACCCCCGATCCGGTCATCGTCCTCGCATCGTCGGTGCGCAATTACGAGGCGATCGTTTCCGGCCTGCAGAACGCCGGAAGCTACGTGTTCCGAATCGACGCCGAGAACGGATCGACCACCGCCACGGTGATTGCGTCGATCCCGTTCACCGCCGACGCCTCCGGACCTCCCGCCGTCTCCGCGCTCGTGGCAACGCCCAGGTAGCTCGCCAATGCCCTCGTCTCCCGCTCCCCCGTATTCGGACTTCTCGCGGCCAGCCGCCCGCCTGGTGGTGCTTTTGGGGCCGTCCGACGGGTCGCCGCCGTCGATCGACAATGAAGTCGACTACCTGATCGTGGAAGGGATCAGCAAATCCCACAGCGGCGGCCGCCTGGATGCGATCATGCTCAAATACGACCTGGTGAAGGCCGATGCCAGGCTCATCGATACGACGGTCCCAATCGGCTACAACCGCCAGGTCGAAATCCGGCGGCTGGATGCAGATGGCGAGCCCACGGAAGTCCTCGCCTGGGGGTTCCTGGATGCTCAAGGCCAGGCGATCGGTTCGGGCGAGACCGTCACGGCCGAAGCGATCCTGTCCGAGTCAGCTTTCGGTCAGCCAATCACCGCGCTCCGGGTCTGGGACCAGTCAGCCAGCGAAGTCGTCGACGTCCATTGGCCGCTCGTCTTCAATCCCACGATCGACGATCTGGTCGAAGGAAATCGCTCCGACAAGACCGATGACGAACGGGGAGATTGCCACCTGTTTGTGGATCCGGAATCGCTTCGGACCGATGCCGCAAAAACGTGGCAGGAACAGCAGGCGAGCGAATGGATGGTCTCCGAGGCCGTCCATTGGCTCTGCTGGAACGCCAACCCCGATGAAGAGCACATCGACAATCCCACGCTCGACGATCTCCAGCAGGTCTTTGCCGGCGACAGCTCGCGATTGAAGAACTTCGCGGTGCCCTACGGCTTGTCCCTCCCAGCCGCTCTGGATGCGCTGCTGCAGCCGTTTGGCTGGAGCTGGTACGTCGAGCACAAATTGGAGGGGAGTGATCGCAAGTCGAGCCTACGGTTCTTCCGTCTCGGCGAAGGCCCCCTGGTGAACCTCTATCTGCAGCGCCCCGGGGAAACGATCAGCCTGCGGAAGACGAACGTCGACAATCTGCGGGTGCAGTACGACCTGGGGCGGCTCCGCAATCACATCGTCGGACGGGGCGGCTTGATCCGCCGCGAAGTGACCGTGCCGCTCATTCCCGCGTGGCCATCAGCCGACGACGCCACTTTCGCGGAGGATCTGCACCGACTGGAAATCGGCCAGGCAGATGCGGAAACCCACCGCAATGTCGGCCGAAAATTCGCCCTGAACGAAGCAGGGGATTACATCGGCCTGCGGACCGGAATCACGGCGCCCTTTGATCTCGCGGCTAAAGCGGGGGTCGACACACTGGTTCGGCGCCGGCGTCGGTTTCAGCCGTGTCTCTCCCGTGCCAACGCCGACGAGGATCCCGAATCGGCCGGTTATCTGGTCGAGTGGTGGGATGAAGAGGCGGAAGACGCAACTTCCTACCTGGTTGATGACGATCCGGGCTGGACCAAGAGCCGTTGGCGGTATTCGGTCCTCGAAAAGGAATGCGGCATCTATTTCGAGGGAGCCACGCCGCCCGGCGAACTCTGGCTCCTCCTGCAGGAAGACAAGCTGCATCTGCGGATCACGGCGGCCATCGACACTGACTTGGCACTGGAACGTGAGGCGGTTCGACGATCGGCCAGCCCCAGCGGCCGCGATCAAACGCTATTCCTCGATCTCTCCCGGAAGTTCTTCGATCGCCAGTTGGCCGACAGCTCGGTCTTGAGCGGCGACGACGGACGCGGCGAACCTGACGAACGCGACGATGCCACCCAACTGACCGAGTTCCTCGAACAGCTCAGGGACGAGAACGACGCGGCGACGGTCAGCGTCTCGGTGCAACTCGACGGGGTCGATCACAGCGAATATCAGATCGGCCAGCTGATCGAATCCGTGGTCGGCCGGAATCTCACCTTCAACGCCAATAACCCGGACAACGGCAATCCGCGGCGAATGCAGATTGTCGGCTTCAACTGGCGGTTCGCGGGCGGTCAGAAAACCGAACTGATGCTGGAAGACTTCCGCCTCGAACGCGGAGCGTTGATCCAGCAGTGGGGACTGTGATGCGCCAGGAACGAACAAAACTTGCGGACGAAGCGGCACTCGGATGGTATCGAGCCACGCTCGACGAGGATCTAGAACCCGATGGCGATCCCGTGACCGCGACGCTCAGCGTTCGCAATGCGGCCGATGACGAATGGATTCCCGTGCCGGGGAGAAAGTTCCACGGCCTGCGAACCCTCTTCCCGACGGACACCACTCTGCTGGAAGGGGACGCGGTTGTCGTCTCCGAGTACTTCGGAAAGTGGTACATCGTTCTCGCTCAATGCTGAAGGATCGGATATGTGCAAGGGTTCGAAGTGGGCACCCGGTTGCGGCGATTGCCAGGTCAATTTGATGCGACTGGATCCCGCCGACGGCCGGAAAATCTGGCAGCGCTACATCATCGGTCGGGATCAAGTCACAAAGACAGTCGGTACGTCTCTCCGGGCTTTCCCGGAATCTGACGACGTTGTCTTCGGGTACATATACCCGCCAGGCGACCTCTTTATCTCGGCGAGAGTGATTGAACGAATCCGCCATGATGGCACGCGACTATGGCAAGGCGCGCGGCCCAACGCGGGTGGGCTACTGAACCATCCGTACTGCGTCGACGCCGATGAGAATATCGTCTATCGCAACACAGCCGGGTTTCACAAAGTGGATGGGAGCGGAGTGCCCATTTGGGATTCGGCGCCCGACCTGAACGTGTTCGATAACTATCTTGGGACCACGCTTCAGGCGTCCGGGACAGAAATCATATTTGGAGGCGGTCACAAGGTCGGAAACACAGCGGGGACGGGATGGGGGAAATTGAGTGCTACAGGAGGAATCGCCTTCCAGAATCCCGGCAGCCAAGCGATCGAAAACACCTACCTGCTGTCTGGTTACCCAGACGCCCTCTTGTCGAACGGCGACTGGCTGACGATCAGAGACAGTTCATTCATTCTGATGCAGTTGAGCGGCTCGGATGGTGAGCCGGTCAACTATCTCCGCGCCGGCGAAGTGAGTGCCAATCGAAAGGGGGGCGCCGCGCAAAAAGGCCGCATC